CAATGGCAAAGTATCTGCTAGTGAAAAATCATTTGAAGAGAGACGTGATCGTTTCTTTTTCAAGAAGTTAGCGACAAAGTATTCTGAGAAAGATGTCTTAGGATATTTCGTCGCTAATTTTATTAAAGATCCTAAAGGATACATTGGTTCTTTTAGTAGGGAAGTCTACACCCAATGGAAAATACATCAGGAGTCTTTCACATATAAATTTAAACAAGATGTGAATCTTTTACTAGAAGAAACAGATAATAATTTCGATAACATATTTGTTTCTACAGGACAACATCCTCCATTGTTAAAAAGATACTACGCAGGTGAAGTAGATTTAGAAACTCTAGTAGTTTTTGAGCATTGTTTAGGATATGCTGACAACCTAGATAGAGTAATCAAAGATCCTATATGGAAAGATACCAAGAAGAGGATAAAAAAATATGAACCTTTTCTTGATATTGATTGCCGAAAGTACAAGACCGTTATTTTAGAAACAATTAAAGTAAAGTTATGACTACATTTTTTCAATCAGAACAAGTTCAGATAAATTTACAAGACATCTTTAATAGATACCAAGAGATTGCAGTTATGAGTCAGCATCTTCCTGAGATGTCTCTGGAACAGAGACGAGAGCATATTGAAGACTGTAAGGATCTCATTGAGAAACAAAGAACTTTCTATACACGCTTATCTTTATCTGCTCCTAACGATCCAGAGGCAGCAGACATGAAGGAAAGAATCAATGCTCTATCAAATGCGTTTGGATTTAAAGACTTAATGGAGTGTTTGGATACAATGATTACCACTTTAGAAAAAGCATATAAGAACGGAGGTTGACGAGGTATAAATAGTGTGCTACGATTACACAGTAGCATTAATACATTCAATACGGAGAATACGATTATGTCTTTCGCATCACTTAAGAAAGCATCTAAGGCAGGTGGAACCTTGTCTAAGTTGACACAAGAGATCGAGAAACTAAACCAACCTAGTAGTGGAGGAGGTGCTGATGAGCGTCTCTGGAAACCTGAGTTGGACAAATCTGGTAACGGTTATGCTGTTATTAGATTCCTTCCTGCACCAGATGGTGAGGAAATGCCTTGGGCAAAGATCTGGAGTCATGCCTTCAAAGGTCCTGGTGGACAATGGTACATCGAGAACTCTCTTACTACATTAGGTAAGGATGATCCCGTTGGAGAGTTGAACAGGGAACTTTGGAACAGTGGCAGAGAGTCGGACAAGAACATTGCTCGTGCTCAGAAACGTAAGTTATCTTACTACAGTAACATCTACGTTGTATCTGATCCTGCACACCCAGAAAATGAAGGAAAAGTATTCCTTTACAAGTATGGTAAAAAGATATTTGACAAACTCGTTGAAGCAATGCAACCTGCATTTGCAGACGAGACTCCTATCGATCCTTTCAATTTCTGGAAGGGTGCTGACTTCAAGTTGAAGATCCGCAAGGTAGATGGTTACTGGAACTATGACAAGTCTGAATTCGCACAACCTAATACATTAGGTGACTTCGATGATGATCGTCTAGAACAAATTTGGAAAGAGGGATACTCTCTTGCTGAGTTTGAAGATTCTAAAAACTTTAAGACATATGAAAAACTTAAAGCACGTTTAGATCTAGTCTTAGGTAAAACAAATCCTACAGTTAAGTTTGATGCTGAAACTCTTGAGGAGGAAAGTCCTCTTGAAGATTTAAGTGAGGGTAAAAACTGGGGTAAAGAAGTCTCTGACTTCAGAGAGAAAGCAGTTGCTGCTTCTCCTTTAGAGGATGAAGAAGATACTATGTCTTACTTCGCTAAACTTGCTGAAGAAGACTAACCACCTTACAAACTGTCACAGGGGATACTCTAAGTGTCCCCTTTTCTATTATAATTAGAATATACAAAGGAGTTACCATGAAAACTGCACTTGCTGCTATTCTACTTTTATCTTCAGTTCCTGTAAATGCAGGTCCTATTACAGAGGCTATTGGAGATGTCAGTAATCAACAAGCATATCAAGATGCTCCGAGATATGATTTTTCACCTCAAGAGTATCATACAACATCAACAGAACCAGAATCTCATAGAAGTTGGTGGCATCCTAGATCACAAGATGGATATGCATATGAAGATAATTGCTATCGTCATGAGTATCGTGAAACATATGTGCCAGGTACATATAATTCACCAGGTTATGTAAAGAAACATAGTGAGAAAGTAAGAATTCCTTGTCGTGGACAGTATCCTTCATACGGACCTCAAAAAGTATACAGAAACTATACACCTTCTCCTGATGGAAATGAGTGTGGTGATGGTAAACTTGCTGGTGCTCTAGTAGGTGGTGGTGCAGGTGCTGCATTGTCAAGAGGAGATGGACGTTGGTGGGCAATCCCTCTAGGAATCCTAGTAGGTAGCACTGTTGGTTGCGACATGGCAGGTGGATAATGCATGGAAGAACTAATAAAGAATTTCCCACTCACAGATGTACTTGACGAAATGAGTGAGGAAAAGATACGCAAGGTAGCATACACTAAGGAAGAAGTTGATGTTATGATTTCATTTGCTGTTGAGAAAGCAGTTGATGAAGCACGAAAGATTGATGAAGCATCAATGGCAAAACATAATCGTGATGCTACTGTGATTTCTATGATCTTAGGATTCACAGCACTTGCATTATTTGTAGATGGTCTGCTAAGATTATTAGGTATCATTCCACCATTCATGGAGATCGACATAGATGTTCTTGATAAGATTGTTGATAGAGTGGAGAATGATGTTATTGATAAACTAAAACAAGTTCCAATACAAAGAATATTCAACCGATGAATGACGTAACAGTTTTCATATACCTTGTCTTTTTTGTAGCACTATTCGGTGCTACATTTGCTTTTATGTTTAAAAGTATGACAGCAGTATTTGATGAGATGGATAGATCACCAACTAAATCCTATGCTGATGCTATGAAAGCATACACACCGAAAAGGATTGTGACTAGGATGGTTCATCCAGAGTTAGATAGTGGTCACGAGTATGATGATGAAGGACTAATGAAATCATTAGACGCACGCATACAAGAGATCGAAGAAGAAGATGAGGATGATGAGGGTGATGGAGATGTACCTGCCAAACCTTATGTAGGATCTGGAATTTGAAAATCGACTTTTAGTTACCAGGAAACCGCAAAAAAAATCCCGCCAAAAATTTGACCCCTTTAGTTTTTTTATGAGTGACATACATTTTAAGAAACACCGAGTGTTTCGTGAAACAGAAGATGTAATCTTTTATGACATATCAGTGGAAGAATCGAATGCTAGTGATCTTGTTGTTCATACTGGGTCAGCTGTATCTCCACCTGATGACGTTGTGGGTGCAAAATCATTCTACATCCATAGATTCCAAGATGACTACAACAGAGTGGTATCGGGAGAGAGAACGTTTGAATTAGTCAACACCTCATGGAAATATCCATATCATATTGTTCGTTTAGATGTACATAGTGGTGCACTGATTATACCTCGTGGAACATTTCACAGGTCAGAGTCAGGTAAAGATGGTTCTATTGTAATTAATCAAGCAAAGAGGTATGATGGATTTGATGCAAGTGCAGAGTTTCATCCTGTATCTTGTGCAGAGAACAAAGAACTCTATGACATTCTAAGGAATGAAAAACCTGTTATCCATCGATTAGGCGAATGAAATGTTGGCACTGTGACACCGAACTAATATGGGGAGGTGATAATGATTGTCCTTATGCAGAGGAGTATAGTTTCGTAACTAATCTTCACTGCCCTAAATGTGACTCTTACGTTGAAGTTTATTATCCAAAGAAAAAAGATTAATGAAGCACGTTTTATTTGATTTGAAGCAATGTTTAATTACTTCTTCATTAGATGATGAAGAGTATGTTAAAGAGACTTTAATAGAAGCAGCAAAGATTGCTGAACTAGAAGTTTTAAAGGTTGACACTCATAAATTTGAACCTTATGGTGTCACTGGTTACGCTTTACTTGCAGAGAGTCATATTAGCGTACACACTTGGCCAGAGGATGATATTGCTAGATGTGATCTATTTTCATGTAAACCTAACACAGATTATAAATCTGTGATACAATATATGCAGACCCGTTTTCACTCAATGGAAGTTAAAAGATGGGCATGTGACAGATCTAATTGGAACTAATTATGAACCCTATTGACACAAACAGAATCGCAAATGCACTTGAAAGAATTGCAAATGCTTTAGAACACATCAACATTGAGAATATAGAACATAATCATGTTGAAACTGATACACCAGTGGAAGTAAACACTCACGCTAAGACTTGGTAATGAAAGAATTTGATTA